CTGACCGTCGCCAAGATGATCGAAGCCAAGCGCATCTTCCGCAAGGCGCAGGTCGATCTGGAAGCCGAGAGCATCACCTGGGTCACCAACTCCCAGGGCGAAAGCGATCTGCTCAACCAGGTGCAGGTCGTCTCGACCGAGTTCTCGGACAAGCCGGTGCTGCAGGAGGGCAAGGTCACGCGCTTCCTCGGCTTCGACATCGTCTACTCCGAACGCCTCGCCAGTTCGTCCAACGTCCGCAACAACATCGTCGCGGCGAAGTCCGGCTGGTATCTCGGCATCTGGAAGGACGTCGAGAACAACATCAGCCAGCGCAATGACCTGAGCGGCCTGCCGTATCAGATCTACACCTGCATGTCGTCGGGCGCGACGCGCCTTGAACCGGGCCGCCTCCTCTCGGCGCTCTGTGCCGACACGTCGGCCGCGGCCGACGTCACCCCGTAAGGAGACACGAACATGGCCGTTGATCACGTCAAGAGCACTTACATCACCAACATGGACGCGTCGCCGGCGGTCCCTCCGACCGCAGGTGAGGGTGCCCCAGCCCCCATGAAGACGGTCGAGGGGCACGCGGTTGCCGTCGCCTCCTCGTCCGTCGACGCGACCTACCAGCTGGTTCGCATTCCCTCGAATGCGAAGGTCAAAGCGCTGCACTTCGAAAGTGCAGCGCAGACGGCCGGCAAGTTCGACCTCGGTCTCTACTATGCAACCGACGGCGAAGGCGGCAAGCCGACCTCGCTGCTTGCTGCGAATGCGATCGACCAGGACCTGTTCGCGACGGCGATCGATTGCGCCTCGGCAGTCGCCATCACCGATGTCACCAACGAGAGCGGCACTTACACGATCGACAAGCGGGTGCAGCCGATCTGGCAGGCCGCAGGCCTGACCTCAGACCCCGGCGGCTTCTTCGACATCGTTGCTACGGTCGTGACCACCGCGGTCACCACCGGCACCGGTCGCATGGGGCTGCGCTGCACGTTCACGGACTGAGGTAGACCATGGCTGATCATTTCGTTGCGGTGGCCCGCGGTGTGGAAGGGGAGAAATACTCCGACTTCACCACGGGCACGTCCTCCTCGGCGACGGCGCTGTTCGAGCTTCGCATCCTCGACGGCGTCACGCCGAAGAAGGTCGAGGTGCTCAAAGCGCTGAAGGCCTTCGAACGGTTCTTCGAAAACGCGCAGCAGGTCTCCGCGGCCGGCTTCGACGTGGCCGGCTGACATGGCCCAGAACCGCTGGATCAACATCACGCTGGACGCCAATCTGGCGAGCAAGCCAGATCGCTCCAAGGACAACCACAGCAAGGGCCTTGGGGCATCGGCGTCCGGCGACCTGACGATCTCCTACGACACGGCGAAGTTCACCTCGCTGTCCGTGTTTCGTTCGGCCATCGCGGCCGCAATCGAGCAGGCGGCCCAATCCATGGCGCCGTAATGGTGCGTTGCTGGCCTGACCACGGGCCAGCATCGTCCCGTCCATGGCCGAATATCGATCCGACGTGGATATTGCGAACCGGGCGCTGCAGCATTGCGGCGCCTCTCGCATTACAGCCTTCACCGAAGACAGCAAGAACGCCAGCGAGACGCAGTTCTGCTACGGCAAGTTGCGCCAGGCCGAGCTCCGGGAGAACGTCTGGGGGTTTGCCTGCAAGCGGGCAATGCTCCGGGCGATCGACAGCGATACCATGCTGCTCGATGCCGCGCTCTGGGTTTCGACCACGACCTATTTCGTCGGCTCGATCGTCACCGATCAATACGAGAACCTCTGGATTTCGCGCATCCGCGACAATCTCGGCAATGATCCGCTGACCTCCAGCGGTTATTGGGATCCCTATTTCGGACCGTTGGCTGTTGCGCTCTACGACAGCGAAACGGTCTACCACGCCGGCGAGCTGGTCTACACCGCCGCGGGCGATGGCACGAGCCGCATCTATCTCTCGCTGATCAACAACAATTCGGACAATCCGGCCACCGCGACCGATTACGACGCGACGGTCACCTACTTCAAGAACCAGGTGGTGACTTCGGCCTCCGTCGCGTACATGAGCCTGGTCGACCTCAACATCAACAACACGCCAGCCTCGTCTCCGACCAAGTGGACGACGAGCTTCGTCGGCGGCACCGGCTCGATCAACTGGTTGCAGATCGGCGGCGCTGAGTTTCCCAACGGTGTCGGGCTGACCACGCTGAACATCGTCTACCCGCTCGGCGAAGGCCCGACCGATCTGGCCAACACCCGCAACATCTACAAGCTGCCGGCCGGCTTCTTGCGAGAGGCGCCGCAGTATCCGAAGGCCGGCGTAACGACGTTCCTCGGCGCGCCCAGCGGCATCCAGTTCAATGATTGGGTGCACGAGAACGGCTTTCTGCTGAGCAATGACGTCGGCCCGATCCCCTATCGGTTTGTCGCCGACATCACTGACGTCACCCTGATGGACCCGATGTTCTGCGAGGGGCTGGCCGCGCGCGTGGCGCTGTCGGTGTGTGAGCCGCTGACGCAATCGACGTCCAAACTCGGGACGATCGCCAAGGTGTACGACGTCTGGATCGGCCGGGCCAAGACGGCCAATGCAATCGAGCAGGGTCCCGATGTGTCGCCGGACGATGACTATGTAAGCTGCAGGTTGTGAGATGCCTGACGCAACCTATGCCATTCCATCTTTCCTCGGGGGCGAGATTTCCGGATTCGCGCAAGGCCGGTTCGACAAGCCGGACTATCGCGCCTCCCTGAACGTCTGCTCGAATGCGTTCCCTGTCGAGATAGGCGCGTGGACGCGCCGGCCCGGCACGATGCACGGCGGCTCGACGCGTGCGGGCGCGCGCGGCCGCGTGATCAAGTTCGACTTCGAACAGGATTCCGCGGTCACCATGGAGTTTACCGACAGCTATCTGCGCTTTCGTAGCGGCCCGACGCTGCTATCGACCAACGACGCGCAGACGATTGTCAGCATTTCATCGGCCAACCCCGCGAAGGTGGCGACCGACGTTCATGGCTGGACCGGCACGATCGCCGTCGAGTTCGACGATCTCGGAGAAAACAATCCGCTGCTGCAGGGTCGGGTGTTCACCGGAACGGTGACATCCACGACAGAATTCACGCTGACCGACTCGATCACCGGCGAAACGATTGACGGTGCAACGCTTGGCACGTTCGTGTCTGGCACGGTGCGCCGCGTCCAGGAACTGGTGACGATCTACACCGCACAGTCGTGGCAGAATATCCGCTCGGTGCAGGCGGAAACGACGGCGGTTCTGCTCGCGCCAGATCTCAAGCCTCAGATGCTGACGGTCGAGGAATTGCCGACCGAGGCGACGGATGCGCAGTTTGCCATCGCCGACGCCGTATTCAATGATGGCCCTTATCTTGACCCGTTTACCAACGGCGTGCAGGCCACGCCTTCGGCCAAGAGCGGCATCATCACGATCACGCTTTCCTTCCCGGCCTATGATTCCGCGAAGGCATATGCCGCCGGAGCGTTCGTCACGTCTTCCAGCGTCAACTATGTTTCGCTGGTCGATCAGAATGTCGGCAACACTCCGGTGTCGAGCCCGGCCTATTGGGCGACGACCAGCGCCGGCGAGGCGATCGGGCCGGGCGGGTTCCAGGGCTCCGACGTCGGGCGGCTGATCCGCTTGCTTTCGGAACCGCCGCTGTGGAGCGCGGTCACCGCCTATTCCAGCGGGAACATCGTGACCTATAACCCGAGCGGTGTCCCTGGCGCGTCCACCTATTGGCAGGCGCTGGCCGGCAACACCAACAAGCCGCCAGGGTCCGACCTGACCAATTGGCAGATCATTCCGTCGGGAGCCGCGATCTGGAGCTGGGGGAAGATCACAGCCCTGTCCAATGTCATCGATCGCACGACCGGGTCTTCCGTTGGTGACATGACGTCGGCCGGCGGCCTCTCCGCTGCTTTCGATGGTGTCTTTTCGAAGGTCTATGCCTCGTCGGCAGAAAAATTCGTCACGGGCTCCGGCTCGTTCTCGCAAGGATCGGTCACAGGCCTCGGCGGCGCCTATGTCGGCAAGAACTACTCGGCATCCCCGCAGGCCATCAAGCAGGCAACGGTCTATCCGTCGAGCGACCAGGGGTTTCTGTTTGGCAATTATCGCGAGGCTTTCAGCGGCAACAACCTGCCGTTTTCCGTCCTCTCGTTGACGCTGTCCCTGCGCGGCAGCGCCACGGCGCCGACGTCCCCGTCGGACGGCACGCTGCTGGGAACGACCGGAGCGATCTCGAACACGCCATCATCGATCACGATCACGTCGAGCGACCAGACCACGCTGTTCAAATATGTCTGGATCCAGCTCGAGGGGAGTGCGACCTTTGGCGCCGACTCAACCTCCTACACGCTGGCCAGCGCGATCGCGCAGGTGTCGTTTTTCAGTCCTGAGAGTACGGGCACCGGCGATGGTGTGAGCGTGGAAATTCTCGGGCCTGCACTGCTCTACACCCAGCCGGTCGCGACCTGGCGGCTTGGGGTCTACAGCGACACCACGGGTTGGCCGACCTGTGGCACCTATCACGAAGGGCGGATATGGCTCGGCGGTGCCGTCCCGAACCGTTTCGATGCCTGCGTATCGGATGGAGTCGACGGCATCAGGATCAACTTCGCTCCAACGGACCAGTTCGGGGCCGTCGCCGCGAGCAACGCGCTGTCCTACACGCTCAATTCCGACGGCGTGAACCCGATGTTCTGGATGAAGCCGGACCTTCAGGGCGTTGTCATCGGCACGCAGCAGGGCGAATGGCTGGTGCAGGCGCCGACGACCGGACCGATCGCCCCGACAAACATTGCCGTGCGCCGCATGACCAGGCACGGCAGCGAGAACATCGATCCTGTCAGGACCGAGCACACCAACCTGTTCGTCAAGCGGTACGGCCGCAAGCTGATGGAGTATTTCGCCGATGCCTATTCCGGCAAGTTCTCGGCGCCGAACCTGGCCGACAAGGCCGGGCACATCGTAAGCGCCGGCATCGCTGAACTCGCCTATACCGAGGCGGCGACCCCGATCGTATGGGGCCGCGACGCTGATGATGCGCTGTTCGGAATGACCTATCGCCGGACGGTGATCAGCACCCAACAGGGGCCGGACTTCTACGCTTGGCATTCCCACGCGCTCGGATCGGGGCGGACCGTGGAAAGCATCTGCGCCGGGCCGTCGGTGGGCGGCGATCTCGACACCCTGACCATGGTGACCGCGTCAGACGATGGCAGCGCGCGCCATGTCGAGTTGCTGACGAGCGCGGCCAACGAAAACTCCGAGCTGGCCGATGCATGGTTTCTCGACAATGCCTTGGTGCCGACCTCTCGAACATCGGATGTGACCCCGATCGTCGGAGCACCGTTTGGCGGCGTGACGCTAAACGGGTTGTGGCACCTCAATGGCGAGACCGTGCAGGTGTTCGCCGGTGGTTTGGACTGCGGCGACCGCGGCACTGGCTCGACCGGCTACACCGACTTCACAGTGACCAACGGCTCCTGCTTCGTGCCCTTCGGGGACGGGGTCAGTGCCGGCCCTGGCCGAGGGCTGTTCACCTTGGCGTTTCTGGCAACGGATCCGCAGATCGTGGTCGGTTTCACCTACAACTCCGATGGCCAGACGGTCCGCCCGATCGCCGCGGCGGAACAGGTCGCTGCGGCTGGGATCGCCGGGGACCGGGCGGTCGAACGGCTCATTGCGGTCTGTCCGATCGCCACGGCGGAACAGGTCACCGCGGCTGGGGTCGCTGCGGCTGGGG